ATGTGCAAAATTCACGGTCAAGATGCCATTGTCAAAAAAGGCGAGACTTACCTGCCAAATCCCAGTCCCATTGATGAGAATGAAGCGGTTAAAAAACAGCGATACATGGATTATCAAAAACGAGCCGTTTTTTATAATGTTACCAAACGAACCGCCAACGCCATGGCAGGGATGGTCTTTGCTAAATACCCCACGCTTGACATACCGCCAGAACTAGAACGCATTAAAACCAATGTGGACGGTGGTAGTCTATCGCTAGTCGGTCAAGCACGCCAAGCCTTTTTGATGATGCTATTAAAGGGGCGTGGTGGATTGCTTGCCGATTACCCTTATGTGCCTAGTGATGAATATAAGCCAACCAAAGCACAGGTTAAAAAATATAACTATGTGCCAAAAATTAGGCTTTTTGAACCAAAGCATATCATTAACTGGCGTGTTGAGCCTATCAATAACGCTAACAAACTGACCTTGCTTGTTCTAAAAGAAAGCTACATCAAATCCGATGACGGCTTTAAAGCAGAGTATGGCGAGCAGTTAATCGTGTATCGCTGGATTGACGGTGTGGTACATCATAGCCTATACCAAAAGGATGGGGTATGGCGTGAAGTGCAGACAGGCGTGTTAAGCGTTACCGATATTCCATTTACCTTTTTTGGGTCAAATGATAATGACGAAACCATGGATGATGCACCGCTTTATGATTTGGCGGTGTTAAACCTTGCCCATTATCGCAACAGTGCTGATTATGAAGAGGGTAATTTCATCTCAGGGCAACCGAGCCTATTTATCACAGGGCTTACCAAAGAATGGGTAACCGACATTGTCAATCAAGGCAATCCCATCCGTCTAGGAGCGAGAACGGCTAACATCTTAGGCAGTGGGGCAAATGCGTTTTTATTGCAGGCTGATGCCAACAGTGGGTTATATCAAGCCATGCAAAATAAAAAAGAGCAAATGGTGGCATTAGGGGCAAGATTGATTGAGCCTAACGGTAGCACCAAGACTGCCACCGAAGCCCAAAGTGAGAAAGTAGACGAGACATCGGTACTTGCCATGCTTGCCAATAATCTATCGGACGCTTATAGCCGCGTGCTTAATTATTGTGCCGACTTTTTGGGTGTTAATCATAAATGCACGATGGCACTTAATACCAAGTTTGACAGCACCAAGATGACCCCACAAGAACGCCAACAGCTCATCGCAGAATGGCAAGCAGGGGCAATCACATTCTCTGAGATGCGTGCAAGACTGGTTGATGATGAGATTGCCTTTATTGAAGATGATGAGCTTGCCAAAGCAGAGATTGAGAGCGATTTAGGTTATGAAGAAACTAATCAATTTAGAACGTCTCAAAGCCAAATTGGCGAATGATTTTAATATCACAATCAAAGACATTTTGGCGTTTTTGCAAAGGGTGGTTTTTAATAAAGAGATTGGCGATTTATCACAAAAAGAAGTAAATATTGTGATAAAGAAAACCGACAGCCAATTAAAAACCCTGTTTGGGGCGTTTATCACAAACTTAAAAACCGATTGGCGGGGGCTATTTAATCATCGCTATGAGGTGGACAGTCCAAAGAACATCAAGGCATTACAAAAGTATGCCGATGAAGTGTTTGCTAAGCCGTTGCGACTAGATGGTAAAATGGGCATAACGCTTGATGAACTGCTTGATGTATTTAACGATGAAGAACGCAAGAAAATCACTAACGCCATCCGCCTAGCTCATCATGACGGTCTGCCCAATGCCAAACTTGTTCAAATGATAAGGGGGACAAGGGCTAGAAACTACCAAGATGGGATTTTGGCAATCACAACACGCCACGCCAAAACCATTGCCCACACAGGCACAGCCATTGTTGCAAATCAAGCCAAGCAGGCGGTCATTGCTGATAATGTCGATATCATCAAAGGCATTAAAATACTTGCTACCTTAGATTTACGCACCAGTGGCATTTGTAGGGGTTTGGATGGGGTGTTTATGCCTTTGGACAAAGCACGATATCCGCCCTATCATTTTAACTGCCGTACAAGTTTTGAGATTGTCTATGATGGCTATCAAACGCCCAAACAGCGAGCGAGCATGGATGGTGTGGTTAAAAATCAAACTTATTATGAATGGCTAAAAAATCAGCCTGCCCAATATCAAGATGAAGTGCTTGGCAAAACCCGAGCGAAGTTATTTCGTGATGGTGGCATGACGGTAGAGCGGTTTAGGGCGTTACAGCTTGATAAGAACTTTACGCCCTTAACGCTTGAACAAATGAGAGCATTAGAACCCAAAGCATTTGAAAAAGCGTTTGGTGTTATTGATGAGACAAAAGGAGAAAATAAGCCCACACCTTTTTATCAAACAATAAATTTAGGCGATTTAAAGCCACGTCGTAGCGAAGTTATTAGGTTGCAAAATGAGCCGATAAAACATGGCGAAAAACCAAAAACACCCAGACCTGCCGAAGCCGAGCTTGCTGATTTATTGCAGCAATATTTTGGCATCTATTTGGTGCGATATGATGACCGCTATCACAAAATAAGTCCAACTGCCAATCCGCCTGACTTTGCCAAAAAACACAGTGATTTGCCAAGCAAACAATGGCAAACGCTTGATGTCATGTATGCCATTGGCAATGATGTGGATATCAAGGCTTATCTACATAGCATGACCAAATCAGATAAGGCATGGGATAGGCAAAAAGAAAATATCATCAATCATATTGAGAAGTCGGATATTGTACCATTGGATTTACGCAAATTTGACAAACAAAGACTAGAAAAAATCATTGATTTTTTGTTATCATTAGATGAAAAACAACAAAACAAAATCCTTATCATTCAAGGAGACAATGATGATTATGATAAGTAAAGGCAATGGTTTTGGCACAAAAAGTTTTGCCAATCAAGTGTTAGCCAGCATCCGCCCAAGTCTGATTGAACGATTTGGCAAAGACAGTGAAATCATGCAAGATTTTGATAATGAAGAGAGATTTTTTGGCTTCATCGCCTTACAAGATTTGTCCAAAGATGATTTTAATTTTGTTGCACAGCAAATCATCAATGCCAATCTTGATGAAAAACCTAAAATTGGGCTGATTGAAAAAATAAAAGCTGACCCACGGTTTGCTTAGCCTTTCATCCATACCCATTCACAAGCAAGCATCCATTAGGATGCTTTTTTATCATCCGCTGTTTGTAACAGCAAAATCAAAGGTAGTAACCAATGAGCGAAAAACCAACCACAGTTTTAAGTGATGACACACAAAACCAAATCACCCAAGAGCAGTACAACGAGCTACAAGCAGAAGTTGAACGATTGCGTAAACACAGCGAGACCCTTTTGGCTGAAAAAAAGCAACAAAGCGAACAGCGAAAGGCTGAGCAGGCTGAAAAAGAGCGACTTGCCGAAGAGACTGCACGCAAAAAGGGGGATTTTGAAACGCTAGAAAAGCAGTACCAAGCCAAAATCCAAGAGTTAAATGAGCAAATCGCTAAGCGTGATAAAGAGCGTGATGAGCATTTGGTCAAATCACACGCCCAAAAGCTATCAAGTCAGTTAAGCGACAACCCTGCCAACCAAGAGATTTTACAAATACTCATTGAAAAGCGGTTATCCGCCAAAGATGGTCAAATCAGTGTGCTAGATACCAGCGGTGCTGTATCTATCATGACCCTTGACGATTTGGCAAAACAAATCCAAAACTGTGGTAAATACGACAGCTTAATCATTGGCACAAAATCCTGTGGTACAGGTTCAAACGGTCAATCAGCTAAGCGAGCAGGTGATTACAGTGAACAAGAGCGATTAGCACTTGCCAACTCAAACCCTGCTTTATTTAATCAATTATTTTTGGAGTAATCATGGCTAAATTACGAGAGATTTTTAATAAAAATGTCACCTTGTCTTATCAGGTTAAAGACAACTTACAGCGGTCAAAGTTTTGGCAATCAGGGGCATTTGTCTCAGATGCACGCTTACGCCCCCTGCTAACGAGCGGTTCATTAACCTTTGATGTGCCTTTTATTCATCCCATTGATGGCAATTTAGAAGCCAACTATTCCAACACCATCATGACAGATATTGCGATGCCACGCTCAATCGAAGGCAGTAAATCAAAAGGGCGTTTGGCACTGTTAAATGAGGGTTTTATTGAAAGCCGTCTTGAAAGCTATTTGATGGGTCAATCACCGCTAAAACTCATGGCACAGATGATTGATGACTATTGGCTTGCACAAGCTGAAAACCGTGCCATCGCTACCTTGTTTGGTCTTTTAAATTATGACCAATCTAATGGTAAGAAGTTATCTACTGACATATCAAAGGCAACCGCTGATGATACATCAGGCTTTGATGTTCATGCGTTTATTGATGCTGAGGGTAGCCTAGATGAGATGCACCAAGGGTCAGGCTTGATGATTGTTCATCCTTTGATTGCAACCAAGATGAGAAAACAGCGACTACTTGAGAGAGTAACCACCGCCGATGATTTAAAGCCCATTGATATGTATAACGGTCGCAGGCTTATCCAGTCAAAGCGTGCCACGGTCATAGGTACAGGTAAAAACGCCAAATATGTCTCTTATTTGTTAGGGGCTGGGGCATTTGCCGCCGACATGGTTGCAGGGCATGATGATTTGGAGCTTGAACGCACGGCGAACACAGGCAACGGCTCAGGTCATACCACGCTATGGACACGCCGTAACATGCTCATCCACCCCCAAGGGTTTAGCTTCATCGCTGAGCCTAGTACGCTTACAGGTGGCACAAAAAATGAAGCCTTATCACCGAGTTGGACGGATTTGACCACCGCCGCCAATTGGAGATTGGACGCCAATGCTGATGCTACCCCCATCCGCTTTTTAATCACCAACCTATAAGGAGAGATTCATGTCATTACCAAAAGATAAGGTTAAGCCTGCTTTTAATTTTACCTATCCATCAGAGCGAGCGTATTTTGATGAAAGCAAAAGCACGCTGACTAACGCACAGGTAACAGACCCTGCCAAAAGTGGGGCAGATTATGGCATTAAAGACCCACAGGTTACCGAAGCCCTAACAGGCACAAAGAGCGAGACCGCCAAGGTTGAATAACAGCCAAACAACACGAACAAAAGCCCCATCTGTTTTAGGTGGGGTTTTTAGGATGAAACAATGATAACACTTGATGATTTAACAGACATTGATAAGGCTGATGAACAAACCGTGGTTATTGTCAATGCGTGGCTAAATAAGCATAAAATTAGGGCATTTGATACAATCCCTGACCCCATCAAACAAGCAGGCAGATACATTGCCAAAGCGTGGCTGGATGGGGATTTGTTTGCCACACGCACCGAAGGTCAGGTCATCTCAAAGTCATCAAAGGCAGGTGATGCGTCTGTTTCAAAAACCTATGCAGATGGCGAACAAGGGCAGGCTATGAGCCAAAATGAGCAAATCGCTTTGGCACTCATTGAGCCGTATTTACAACAGCCTTTGGGAATATTTGGCTTATCTGTGGTAAGGGGTTAAGTTTTGGCTAAGCATTCAAGGCAAAATTGCACAGCATAAGGCATGGGGCGGTAATTTGGGTCATCTGTATGCACCAAATAATAACGCATCATGCGTTCAGACACGCCAAGCACGTGGGCGGCTTTTCGCTGAGACAGCTCTGCTTTTTTAAGCAAGGCCCTAAGATAGGTTGGGTCGGGTCTGTGGTTGTCAATGTGTGGTTTCATTTTTTTAAATCCTGAAAAAGCCTACTAATTGCAGCAGGCTTTTTTTGTTTAAATAGTTGCCCAAAATTCACTTGAAAGTCTGTGCGTACCATTGATGATTTTTTGAATGTGTAGTTTTGCAATTTCTGCTAACTCTTCATCAGTTTGATGATTGTTGCGATATTTTTTGCAGAAAAATTTTACTGCTAAATCATTCAATATCTCGGCATATTCATTGGTTTGAGTGTTGTTATGCGTAACATAAATATCATCAATCTCTGATGTCATTTCAGAAGTTACTTTTTTAAGTGCTTCAACTTCGTAAAGTTTAGCGTTGGTTGTTGTTATTAAAACATAAACCTTAAATCTATGTTGAGTAACTTTGATTTTGGCTCTAATGTTTAATGCTTTTACAGCTTTTTTAACTTTGGTTTCAGCTTCATTTTTGGAAACAACATTCATCTCATCGCTCCTTAGGCGGTTTTTGTTGCCTAAGCGTGGTTGCTTGGCTATAAGTGCATTTTAGGCAGTTATTGCCTAAGTGTCAAGCGTTTTTAAGTAAATGACTTTTTTGGTGCAACATGAAACAAGAAATTACCCAAGAAATTACCCAAGCCTTTGATACTGATTTGGCGGATGCTGTCAAAGACTTCACCGCCTACCGTGCCATGCCATCTGATGATGATTGGGCGGTTAATGATACAGGCACAAAAACCCATGCCTATAAAGGGCGTGGGGTATTTGGGTCATACAGTGCTTATGAAACAGATGGGCAAGCGGTCAGTATGAAAGATGTCAAACTCACCTGCTTACAAAGTGAGCTGACAGACACGCCCATGATTGATGATGTCATCAATGGTATGCGTGTGCTTAGCATCAAAAAAGACCCTGCCAATGTTAGCCACACCATTCAATTAAGGGGGCTACATGTGGACAACACCGCCTAGTCTATTTGCCGATGAAGTGGGCGATGAGTTAGATAGGACGTATCGCAAATTTGCCATTGACTGCTATAACAATGTCATCGCCCTAAGTCCTGTGCGTAAAGGGCGTTACAAAAATGCCCATCATATCAGTATTGGCACAAAAAGCCTAAATGAAAATGGGGGCGGTGTTGAGCTTGTCTTAGGTCTGCCAAAGCACACCTACCCACTCATCTACATTCAAAACAACCTGCCCTATTCGTTGCGACTTGAACACGGCTGGTCACAGCAAGCCCCAACAGGGGTGTACGGCAATGCCTTCAATAGTGCGGTGGCAAGCCTATGAATAGCTTAGAAATTGAACAAATCATTTTAACCCATATCGCAACATGGCAACATTTTGACCCAAAACGCCTAGCACGGGATAACCGTAACATCGCACCACCCAAAGACGGTGTATGGGGGCGTGTGTCAATTTTGGGCGGTATTAACGCCATTGCAAGCCTATCTGATGAGCCGTGTGTCTTGCAGGTAGGTACGCTTGTCGTACAGCTATTTTGTGCGGAAAATCAAGGCACGGTTAAGATTAAGACGTGGGCGGACAGCCTTGCCCATCATTTAAAGGCAAAACAGTTAGGACGGCTTGAACTTCTTGCCCCCAGCATTATCAACGTGCCGTCTATTGACGGCATTTACCAAATCAATGTGAGTGTGCCGTATCGGTACTACTAAATTTTTTTAAAGGCATTCCCCGTAGATTATCTTGCCAATCTGTGGGGATTTTTTATGTGGCAAGAATTTTTATGTTCGGAGTGAATATGAGTGAATTGGTCATGGTTGATGATGGTCAGCCAAAAACAACAACCCTGCAAATCGCACAGGGCTTAGGCGTTAAGCATGAAAATGTAATTAAATTGGTGCGGTCTTATATGCCTGATTTTGCAGAATTTGGCAAGGTCGGATTTAAAATCCAACCAAGATTGAAAGGTCAGCACGGTGGTGGTGATGTGCCGTATTTTGAGCTTAACGAACAGCAAGCCACGTTTTTAATGACCCTTATGCGAAACAGCCCCAAAGTGATTGCCTTTAAAAAAGCATTGGTTCAAGCATTTTTCTACGCTCGCTCATTGTTGCAAAGTGAGACGATGGAGCTAATGCAACAATACACCTTGCTTAGCGACTTAAAAGAGCGTGAACAGGCATTTGCCAGTTTGTGCGGTAAAGGTCTATCCGATTGGAAAAAGAGACGAGACGACCTAAACACCGCCATTTTGTCCGTCCAAGAACAAATGCAACCCCAATTACCTTTTAACAGCCCATAGGGCTTAGGAGTAGAAATTATGTCTCGTGGTTCAACCATTGTGGTGGCATACGCCCCCCAAACAACTAATGAAGTGCCAAAAACAGGATGGAAAATCCTGCCCTACGTCTCAAACGGTTTGAGTGCAAGTTTTGAGAACACAGAAAGCCAAACCATTACCGATAGCCGTATTGCACAAGCAGGACTGGTAACAGGCGGTCAGGTGCAAGGTGATATTGAGGTAGAATTTGCCAAAGACGCTTATGATGACTGGCTTGCAGCGGCGGCGTTTAGTGAGTGGAAAAGTAACGTTTTGACATTTGCAGGCAATAGTGCCAAAACCTTTACCGTGGAAGTGGGCTATAAAGATGTGGGCATTTATCACTATTATGGCGGTGTGCGTGTCAATACCCTAAAACTTACCCTATCTGATACAGGCTATGCAACTTGTACTTTTGGGGTCATGGGAACAGACTACAAAAACCAAAATAACACCCCTTATAGCAAATCACCCACCAAATCTGCCAACCTACAAAGGGTAACGTCTTTGTCGGTAGAAGACATCAAGATTGATGGGGTTACCACAAAAGGCGTGGCGTGTGTTACTGAATTTAGCTTTGAGACAGACAACAACATTCAAGCCCAAAAGTGTTTGGGGGATGGCATTTTTGCAGGCACTTTACTTGAAATGATGGCAAAAATGTCAGGGTCATTAACCCTAGCCTATGGCAAAAAAGCCCAAGAGCTTGTTAATAAGCAAATGACAGGGGCAACGGTTGCCATTGAGCTTAGCTTAAAATTGGCTGATGGGTCAAAATACGTACTTAACATTCCCAAAGCACAGGTGGCAGGTGAGACCCCAAATGGTGGCATGAATGATTTGATTAAACAGAACGTAAATTATACCGTGGTGGAACAAGCCCCAACCTTAACTAAAATACCAGCATAGGAGTGATGAATGGCTTATATCATTAAAAAACAAGATTTGGCGGATGATAAAGATTTTACAAGCACCTTTACCCATGATAAAACAGGCATTCGTGTTACATTTTATTCCGCCCTAAAACCTGCCTTTTTGCGAACGCATGCCCTTATCATGGCAAAAAAAGAGCAAGAGCAGGACACCCCATTGACCGCTGATGTCATCGCCAAGATGAACGATGATGAGTTAAACATTAACGAAGCCATGGGCTATGCCATTGGGGAGCATTTGATTGCTGATTGGGATGTGGTGCTAGATGATGATGGCAGTCAGGATAAATTGCCCATCACAGGGGAGAATTTCATTAAACTTATCGCCTGTCTGCCTGATGGCTTTGAATTCTCCATTTGGTGCTTAGAGTGTAGCGAGAAAACCGCCCAAAGTGCCAAACAAAAGGCAACTGATTTGGCAAAAAAGCCGTCCAAAGGTTCAAATGGGAGCAAAACTACCAAGACCTAAGCGACTTTGATAGGCAGGTTTATGCCCATTTAAACCTGCCCATCCCTGATGAGGTGCCTACTGATTATTGGGTCAATGCTGTCATTGAGACCTTTTGGCTTGCCAGTCGTGGGCGGTCTTATTTATCTGCCATGGCAATCATTCCCCTGCCCTTAACGGTAGCACAGATAAGCGACGTGCTGGCGGTTTATCCATTGCCCTTTCATCGTGAGTGGATAGATAAGGCGGTATTTGCCATTGATGATGAGTATTTGAGTATGGTGCAAGATAGCAATAGGCAGTAAATTGTAACTGCCTATTGCTATCTTGTTACTGTTTGGTGTAAGATATGTGATTATTTCATTCGTCCTATGGTTTGGTTATGGATATTCTACTCGGTTTATTTTTCCTTATATTTTTTGTTCTTTGGTTTAGATTGAGAGAAACCGTTAATCATTACAAGACTACTTATGCTGATATTGTTAATGTGGATAACGAAATCCTAAAAAGGCAAAAAGAACTGGATGATATTTCAAAGCAAATTGACGATGTCAAGATTCAATATAATTCTCACTATCAAACCTATGTTTCGCTAAAAGAAAGGTTGGCTATTTATGAAGAAGGTATTGAGATGTCAGAAGTTGGTGTATACACACCACATTTTGATTTTGATACATCTGAGATTTATAAAGAAAACATCACTGTTATCAAGCAAAAACAAAAGTATATGATAAAAAGTGGCGAAGCGGTAAAAATACAGACCGAGTGGGAAATAAATGGCAGTAAAGCAAAGGGGAAAGCTATGGCAAAACAAGCTATCTCTTTGGCTTTACGCTCATTTAACAATGAGTGCGATGTTACTATTGCAAATACCACATGGAAAAATATTGATAGAATGGAGCAGAGAATTAAAAAGTCTTTTGATGACATTAACAAGTTTAATAAAAGCAACACTGTATCAATATCCCCAAAATATCTTTCATTGAAATTAGATGAGCTAATGCTTGTTTATGAATATAAAGCAAAAATACAAGAAGAAAAGGAAATTCAAGCTGAATTAAGAAGGCAAGAGCGAGAAGAAGAACAGCTCAAAAAAGAAGCTGAAAGAGTTTTAAAAGAAGAGCAGAAACTTCAAGAGCTTTTAAATAAGGTTCAGCAAAAAGCATTACACGCCACAGGCGATGAACTGGAAAAATTGCAAACAGAAATTCTGCAATTAGGCAATGAACTTCGTGAAATTCAAAGAGAGCATGATAGGGTTAAGGCAATGGCACAACAAACTAAGCTTGGTTATGTCTATGTCATCTCAAACATTGGTTCATTTGGAAAAGATGTTTATAAAATAGGTATGACCAGACGGCTTGACCCAATGGATAGGGTGCGAGAATTGGGTGATGCTAGTGTGCCATTTTACTTTGATGTTCATGCGATGATTTTTAGCGAAGATGCACCAGCATTAGAAGCTCAAATACAACGAGTTTTTGCTGACAGACGATTAAATTTAGTAAACTATCGCAAAGAATTTTTTAACGTTACATTGGATGAAATTAAAGAGGTTGTGTCAGAATTTAACAATAAAGTTGAATTTATTGACGAAGTTGAAGCCAAAGAGTACACAGAGACGTTGAGAATAAGAAATCAAACATTGCAAGATGGCAAAGATGATTTGCCAAAGATGTTGTGATTTTAAGAGCCCACTAAAAAGTGGGTTTTTTACAAACAAAACCTCAAACTTTGCAGAGTTTGGGGTTTTTATTATCCAATTAACCATAACTTAGTAGGACAACATGTGAGTCATGATAAACGATTTTTTATGAAATTGCTAGACGACTAGGCTGTCATAAATCCATCATCAGCCGTGAAATTAAACGCAATACAGGACTATGTGGCTATCGACCGAAACAAGCCCAAAGCAAAGCTAGCACATAAAGCAAACAACGCCTATCGTATTTCTGACTTTGCATGGGCTTACATCAAGCACTTACTAAGTCAATATTATTCCCCCGAACAAATCAATGGCAGACTCAAAGTACTCGGTTGGACTGATGTACCAAGCATAGAAACCATTTATCAACACATCTATGCTAACAAAGCCCAAGATGGTACATCTCACCATAACCTGAGGAGTCAAAAAATCTACCGTAAACGAGGTTATAGGGTCATGATAGGCGTGGGAAAATTGCCAATTGTAAAGACATTAGTGATAAAACCACACGAGAGGTGAAAATCAAAGCACACCAAACCGCAAAGCACCACTGGTTGCTCAAACTTGTATTGAGTCACTCAAAGATGAACAAGTACAAAATATTGCCTTTGATAATGGTAAAGAGTTTGCATTGCATGAACAGACAGAACAAGGGTTAAACACTGATATTTATTTTGCAAAAACTTATCATTCATGAGAGCGTGGCACTAATAAGAATACCAATAAACTCATACGGAAATTTTTACCTAAGTCTGCCAGATTAGATGTGATTGACGATGAACAAATACAGCAGGTTGAAGATTATTTGAACAATAGACCAAGAAAAGTGCTGGGTTTTAGAACACCTCTTGAGGTAAAATCTGATTTTTGGTGCGTTGCAGTTGGTGGTTGAATCTGCCATTTGTTTTTAAGTGGTTTTGGGGCTTGTATCTTTTCGCCTGTACAAAGCGTGGCTAAATCTATCATTGATGCCTTTTTTCTAAATTGGGGGTGTTTGCTTTTATCTTTAAAAAAGCGTTTAAAGGTGTTCCCTAATTGCATATGGCAAGTTGTGGACTGCATTTGGTAACTTCAAGCATAAAGGGGAATTGTTCACGCTTGATAGAATTAAGCTGTTTTCTTAGTTTGCTTTGAGATGGTTTGTGAGGTTTGGTTTCGTTAAGGGTTAAGCCTAATTTGGTAAGTCTTACGGTAATTTTTATTGGCTTCATATTGTTTTTGCCACTCACTCAACGCCCAATTGTAGGCAAGAGATGCCACACCACTTGCCTTTGCAAAATAGGTGGCTTGTTTGTTATTGGGTTTAAGTTAGATGATGTATCCACGAATACAGGTCATTCTAAGTCTGCCTGAACTGCTTTGGGTAGTTTTTTATTCTTTTTACTTCTTAAATCATGAAGCCTTGCTGAAAATACGGTGATGATTTCTAGCACATCTTGGGCTAATTATTCTCCAAGAGATAGGTTTTCGCTTTGATTGATGATGTAATTTGTTCGCATCATATCTGCGATGACCTTTGGGCGTGAACTCTGTAATAAGCACGCCCATCTCATCTCACCCATCTTAAAGCTAAGATAGAGAACCCAGCTGTTTTATTAAGACTTCGTTCATACCAATCAATCGGCTCATAATCGTGTATTATAGAGATTTAGATGGATTTCAAGCAGCTGTTTTTAGTCCCAATTTTGCCTATTTGTCATCTTTTTCATCTTTTTCATCTTTTGGCAAGATATAGGCACTATACATGCGTTCATCTCTTAGATATTTTTTGCCTGCATGCTTAATCTCATCGGTGTCAATGTTCGGCAAAATATCCAGCTCTTTTTGGATTTTGTGATAAGGAATGTTCTCATTTTTTAATGTCCCCAATAAGCTCGCTTGCTCTGACACGCTCTCAGAGGCGAACACTAGGGCGGTTTTTTTGGCAATCACAGAACGGTCAAGCTCTTTTTGGTCAATGGGGTCGGTCATGGTGCGTTTGATTTCGTCCAAAACAAGGCGTTTGGTTTCATCAAGGCTTGCTCCTGCCTTTGGGGTTGCTATGACCACAAAAAAGCCATCACCATAGCCCAAACTGTCATAACTGCTGTATGCTGAGCTTACGAGTTGCTTTTTGACCAAATTTGTGGCAAACCGCCCAGATGCTCCGCCACTTAGTACATCATTAAACAATCCCAATGCCAACAGCTCTCGCTCGTTGGCATCAGTTTGGCGGTTTGTCAGTTTTAGACCAGATAGGGTTGGGGCTTGCCATGCTAGGATAAGCGTGGGAACCTGAACGGCTTCTTTGATGGTAATATGGCGTTCACTCACATCGCCTTTGCCTGCATGTAGGTCATCGGCGTGGATGAAGTGGGAGGGGTCTCGGACTGGCACAGACCGACCCTTGGCAATGCTGCCAAAATATTTTTTGACATGAGCAAGCGCTTCATCTTTATCCACATCCCCGACGATGACGAGTGTGGCGTTATTAGGAACATACCATGTGGCGTACCAATGCTTTAAATCTGCCATGGTCAAGCCATGAATGTCCTTCATGCTCCCAATGATGGGGCGACCTCGTGGCGTATCGCCATAGACAAATGATGAAAAACGCTCCCACGCCTTTGCCATGGGGTTATCATCTGTACGTACACGGCGTTCTTCTATGACAACCTGACGTTCGCTTTGTATTTGTTCGGGTTTAAACTGTATGTTTTTCATGCGATTGGCTTCTAATTCTAACGCCAAAGCATAGCGATTGGCAGGCAAAATCTCATGATAAACAGTAACATCTGAGCTTGTGTAGGCATTGTTATGACCACCATAATGACTGATCAGACGACTAAATTCATCACCAGATACTTTTGGTGTGTCCTTAAACATCAAATGCTCCAAAAAGTGCGACAATCCACCTTTGCCCACAGGTTCATCATTTGCCCCCACGCCATACCACATTTGGGTCATGACCACAGGGGCTCGCTTATCTTCTTTGATGACAACCTGCAAACCATTATCTAAGGTGTATTCAAAAATATTGCTAAGCAGTTTTAGCTCATCTTGGGGAGTGCCAGCAGGGACAGCTTGGGGCATAACGGTTGAGGTATGGAGTGTGGGCGTCATATGCTGGCAGGCGGTCAAGGATAATATCCCCAAAGATACACACAAAGGCAGGGCAAGACGATTAAAGATTTTCATGGTGGTATTCCGATGGTTTGGCGGTTTTGATGGCATCAATTTTGACAATAAATGATTATTTGCCGATTAAAATACTGGCGGTAGGACGTACACCCTGACCGTGATTGGCACTACATGCCACAAGCATTAGGGGTAAACATAGGGCGATGATGAATGTCAGTTTTGTCATGATAACTCCTGATTGTCAATTATAAAAGGTTATAAATATAAAAGGTTATAAATTAGCATCATCCATCTAGTTTAGCATAAGTTGAATTCAGTGGCAATTTTGAGACTGACGATAAATTAAGATTAATGGATAAATGGCGGATTGCGGTATTTACTTTTTTAGGCACACCCCAAACACTCACAGCTGTATTTTTGCAACAGGACATATTTTTGTGATTTATTTTTTTGCAAATTTAGCGTACAATAATCCCAAATTTTTATGAGAATCATCATGTCCAACCCCAACGCTCACACCGACCCCAAACTCACCCAAAAGCAAGCTGTTGCCAAAACCGCCCTTACCCATATTGAAGATGGCATGATTTTGGGGGTGGGAACGGGCAGTACGGTGAACTGCTTGATTGAACTTTTGACACAAGTTCACCTAAAAGGGGCGGTGGCAAGCTCACAGGCAACCGAGAACAGACTTAGAGCCTTAGGCATTGAGATTTTTGATTTAAACAGTGTTGGTAAGCTTGATTTGTATATTGATGGGGCCGACGAGATAGACGCTCAGGGCAATATGATAAAAGGTGGTGGTGGTGCATTAACTCGTGAGAAAATCGTGGCGGCGGCATCTAGACGCTTTGTATGCATGGTAGATGACTCTAAAATGGTCGCCAAACTGGGTAAATTTCCTGTGGCGGTGGAGGTTTTGCCCCAAGCTCGCTCTTATGTGGCACGTGAATTGGTCAAGCTAGGAGGAGAGCCTGTGTATCGTGAAGGGTTTGTTACCGATTATGGTAATGTCATTTTGGACACTTTTGATTTGCAAATAAACAATCCCATCAAGTTAGAAACCACATTAAACAATATCGTGGGCGTGGTCTGTAACGGTATTTTTGCCAACCAATCGGCTCATATCATGCTAAAAGCCAGCGATGATGGGGTGGAGACAGTCAGTTTTGACAAGGCGATAAATCAATAGGATGTTTTAAAAATCATTTTGATGGCAAATGATAAAACTGTTAAAAGGCATGCACGCCATGACAGGGCGTGGTGAGTTTGTGTTTGCATCATCCAAAGATTTTACAAAGCCCATTGGAGCGAGGACGGTGAATCATGGTGCCTTAAACTGTATGGGGCTTGAAAACATATCAGGACATGATTTACGTGCCACAGGCTGAACCTATCTACATGGGCTAGGTTATGATAGCACGCACATTAATCTACAAATGGCTCATGTGGATAATACGGTTAGTGGAATATATAATCACGCCCTATATTTGCCCGAACGCACCAAAATGTTACAAGATTGGGCGGATTATTTGGATGAGCTTTGATAAGCAATCATGATAATTTCTTATAAATGAAGATATCCCATTGGGAAATTCCCCCCAAAAATCTTAATAACTTTATCCTAAAAATATACTTGACCAACCTAAAATCAATGTATTGCTCATAATGAGTATAGCGTAAATTATTTTTTTAAAAAAAATTTATAGTATATTCAATGTTATTATGAAAGTAATACATACATTCTGATGAAAGTTCCATGTCCAATATGTATTGTCGGATTTTATAATATTCATATTATCTATTAAAACCTTTTGATGCAAATTCTAGGTATGAACTATTTGCCTTTATTTCTCTATCTTGTGATTCTAAAAATATTTTTTGTATTCGCCAAACTTAGAATATTAGCTTCTCCACCATAATTCCAATCCAATAATTTATACTTTATGTAGGACGAAAAAATAGTTATGATATTACCATACCCATCTTCAAACTGATATATTTTATAAAATAAGATACTTGGTGGAAAATGATTTTGAAAAAAACTGGTAATAATTAATTATCTTTCACAATAGATGGTTTTGAAATTTCAATAATTTTATAATAATCTATATTTAATGGGTGAGTTATGGATTTAAAATCTTCTGTAAAAATATCCAACTAAAACAAAGCCATCTCGGCATTATGCTGATTTAAAAAAGTCTGTGGCATTGTTTCAATAAACCATTTAAAAGTAATAGGTCTAACAGACAAAAATCTGCTCCCACCCCATTTGAAGTCTGATACCATATAGCTTTGAATGGGTTTTTTATGAAAGTTAAAAAGTATGTCTCCACTGTGGTTCTGCAAGCACCAAGAAAAATAGTAAAAAGCAGGGTAAACAAGAAAGATGGTGCAAGGATTGTTTTAGGTATTTTCTTGATAAAACTTACATCAGCAATGATGAGATTTGGCAAGAATACACGTAAGGCAAACAAACCCACAAATAACTTGCCATTAAGTACAACTTATCAGTGAGAACCATACAAAGGCGGCTTGATAAAGTAAATGTTGTTAAACCTGCCATTACAAACAGTCAAAACAATCCTGTTAGTCTTATCATGGACACCACTTACTTTGGCAGAGACTTTGGTGTCATGGTGTTTATGGACAATGTATCAGGTAGGGTCTTACATTATGCCTTTGTTAAGTATGAAACCAATGATTTCTACCGAATCGGTAAAAGATAAGTTTGCCTTACATAGCATTACCTGTGATGGCAGACGGGGTTTATTAGGTGGCTTTGGGGACATACCCACACAAATGTGCCACTTTCATCAAATTGCCATTGTTCGGCGTTATTTAACCAAAAACCCTAAACACAAGTCAAGAACTCTTGCTCTTAGTTAAGAGTCCAACCACCAGTAATGAGCAGTGCCTTGGTAAAGCCCTAGATGAGTGGTATGACAAGCACAAAGATTATCTTAATGAACGCACCACCAATGATGAGAGTAAAAGCTGGTATATACATAAAAGATTAGGGCGTGCCTGCCTTTTAAAACAAGATTTAGCCATTTTTCATGCGAAAACGATTAGTTTATTTCTAAAATATTCTAATTGTAAATAGTGTTATAAAGGGCAGGCACGCCCTAAGAAGTGCTTATCACAGCCTAAAAAGAAATTTGCCTTACTTGTTTGTTTGTCAGCAAAATCAAATAACTCATAACACTACCCCAAACACAACCAACAAGCTAGAAGGATTATTTGGTAATCTTAAACAATCTTTACGTTGTCATCAGGAGCTAGCCAAGAAAAGAAAACAGAAGTTTATTGAGAGTTTCTTGCAAGATTATGCTTAACTTGATTTCAAGAAAAATCCCCACATTGCTCTGTATTATTTCTCTTATCTGTTAACAGGAAAAATGTCTATTAGAGAGTGATGTGGGGGTTTTAGCAGGGGGTTTTGTCTGTTATGCCAAAAATCACGAATGATAGCAACATCATTTGTGATGCCGAGCGAAATAAAACCGCCTAATTTTTGAGATAAATTAAGCGGTTTTTTATTGCAAATTACGCAATACGGTTTCTACCTGCGGTCTTAAATTTTAAACACCATATTATCTTCATATTTTGAGCTGTTATTGACATGAGCAGTAAAAGATAATTTTTCAAAATCCCCCACACGCTCCCATGTCTCAGGTTCATGTGCCTTGACATAATCCAAATACGACACAAATTCGCTTTTTGTACTGCTAAAAAACAAATATGGCGGTCTTATCCACTTCATCAGCTTTAAAAACTGTATCATGCCAAAATACTCACCCAAACCATAGGCTTCTTGTTTGGTGTGTAGGGAAGGTGGGTCTAAGATAAACAGCGTTTTACCTTGATGATAAAATTTAGGCATCAAGACCTCAAAACTCTCCGACATGATTTCTAAGCCGTCCAAATAACCACCCACCATTGGATAATCGCTCCTACGAATGGTGTTATAAAACTCGTGCTTGGGCAACTCGTCAATGTGGCTGATTTGCTTACCACTAAACAGTAGCCAAGTGGAAACGCTATGGTAGTCCACAAAGCCGTCGAAGGCTTGGATAATCTCCAATAATTGTGTCTTGACATTATTATCAATGCGTTTGGCTCGTGGCAACGGCTCTAAAATGGCATAAAGCTGTTGGCGTAGGCGATTGGTGTCGTGGATATGATAAAGTCTTTGGCTAAAATTGTCAAAGTCATTATAGATGACCCTTGCCTTCTGTTTTAGGTGTTTGGCGTTGTGGGCAAGTAAGCCACTGCCACCAAACACATCCACCACCGTCCACCCTTGACCGTCATTTGGAATAATGCGGTCAAGGGTATTGCGAAAGGCTTGGATAATTTGCCGTTTTTGTCCGATGAAGGGCAAAGGCGATTGGCTGTGGGGTTTATTGGGCTTTCGGGGTTGCTCCATGAGACTCTCCATTATTGTTTGGAGTCTCGTGGACTTCGGATAGGACGCTTACAGCATTCAGATTAGCTTGATAGTTGTTGATTGCCTTGCAACGTGGGCATTTGACCTGCAAACGGTCAAAGTTTGCGATTTTAAGTAATTTTTTATGGCAAGATTGACAAGCGATGAAGTTCATAAATAACCTATTTAAATTTTGCAATGGTATTGCATTTTTGTTAAAATAGCCGTGTTGTGTACACAACGGCTGGGCTTGGCTTTTGACACTTGTCTGTCAGAAGGTCGGCAACTTGCTCCAACAAGTTGTCGTCCCCAGTTTTAAGTCGTGCATTTTATCGCCCATCTGATTGGTGGTCTTTTAACCTATTTTAAAAACTACACCACCGCCATTTCTATACTGTGCCGTTGCCAGCTTTCCAAACCATCTTTAACCGCCCACAATTCCACTTTTATCATTACCGCATCATGAATTTTGGCAACAAGCTTTGTCTCGTCATTGGTGGGATTTTCTTTAACAATATTAAGTGATGTTGCCACCATGCCGTGCCTTACTGCAACTTGACGATAATTGCCATTTGGCGTGGTTTTCTTAAAAATTGCCACACTAAACGTTGTACCAGTCTCCACATCATAATGTGGGGCGGTTTGGTCTAAAATGGCGACATCTTGGCTGATTTTGTTACGACCTACCCACGAGATTTTGTTTATGGTTTGGATTTGGTTGGGGTAAGGCAAATCGTTAATTTTGATATCAGCAGGGGCAAAGGGGAGAACGTGGCGGTTGCCAATTAAAAGCTGTTGTCTTGTTGCTTTCGTCATGTCCAAAATATTTTGTGATGTCTGGCTCAGTAGTTTGGCGTGGACGGTCTGACCTTGTATAAATGCTCGCTCCACGACCGTTGCCATGTCGCCATAAAACCAAATTTGAGATAAATTGGCGTGAGCGGTAGGCACGGTATCTACACAACCACGCTTGATTGTTAGCTGATTGGTCTGTGTGTCAATGCTGACAATTTGCACAATTTCATCATTGAGCAACGCACATTGCCCAACATAAGCCAACCCATCATCAATTTCATCAAGGGTTAATGTGGTGATTTGGCTGGTTTGCTCAACGGCATTTTGTACCGTTGCATGAGCAATAAACTGCCCAATACCAGCATATTGCTCGGTTGTCTCATTGGCAAGTTTCGCCCAAATTTCAAAAGACTGTTGCAGACTGTTTGGACGTTTTGCCAACACAAGGACATAATCATCAGTATTTTTGAGTTGTTCATGGCTAAAATCGTCCAACAAATGCGTATAAGGCAACTGCCACAGTCTAGCATTTTCAATCACTTGTGGCTCAATATTTGGTTGTAGCCATAGGCTTGACTGTTAGGGTGTGTAGCTTTTTTTTGGTAAGCCAAACACGTCTTGCACCGCCGTTACCGTAATTTCGCCATTTGTCAGCTCATTATGCTCCACACGCACCGCTCGCATGATGATGCTTTCTATGCCCCTTTGGGGGATTTTTAGCACAAAATCAGATGCAGGTTGCAAAGAATACGCCCGTCTGTCTAGCACGATTTTAAACTTTTTTAGATGAGATTGGATAATTTTCATATCACGGCTAGCGACACGTCCTGCCAAATCGACTGTTGGTAGTCCGACATAAGTCTTGTTTTGTAAGATAATGCCGTCTCGTTGAATGCTGGCGAGATTTTCAGTACGGACAGTGCGAGTTTCATTGCTCACAGGGTCTGTATAGCTGGCAACAAGCTGATTGGTTACTAAATCATTGGACGAGTTGTTGTCTTCTTCAATACGTAAAATGCCCGTGCCGTAGTCAAAACTTGGCAAGCTGTCAGGACTATCGCTTTCACGAATAAGCACAAGTTTCCAAAGCCCTGTGGTGCGGTCAATCATCAACGCACCACCAATGTGGTCAAGGATTTGCTGAATAAACTGCTTTAAAGCATCTTGGCGTTTCCAAGCGATGCACATACCAAACTGCTCATCATGCAAAATATCAGCACATTGTTTAAAGCTGTCAAGGTCAAGCTGTCCTAAGTCTGTACCACGCCCCCAGTCTTCATTCGTCTGAGCTTTAAAAATGATATGGGCAGGGTTCATGGCTTTGATTGGGTTGCCATTACCGTCATCAAGCCAAATCGTTGCTTTTTCATTATACCAATCGCAAGCAGTTCTCCGCACACGAAACGACCACGCCTTTGGATAAGGCGAGCCCGAACACACCATGCCGTCAAAAAAGAACGTTACCACTCCACGATAGGCAGGGACTGGACTGTTATACATACGTTGCAATTGTGGTAATGGCTGTTGGTCGCTTGCCCCTTTCATAATGATGAGCGTGCCGTCAATGCCACCCTCCTTGTCATCGCCACCGAACAGATAAGGCTCGTGAATGCGGACATGGCTTTCATTAGCACTATCGCTAACCCCTTGCCATGCCACACGGTCGCCAACTTTGATTTGCAAAAGCTCATCCATTGCCATGCACAGCCCCATGTGAAGCGATATCAAATAGCGATGCCCCACCGTTTGGCGTTTTGAGCCGAACAGCCCTTTTTATTTTTTAACGATTGAACTGGTGCGATAATTACCCGCCCCAATCACACACCAATCAGTTATCCACACATCACCAAACACGACAATGCGTGGCGTGCCGTCATCAATCGTTGGAAATTTAAAATCATCAAAAGCGGACGGTTTGGCTTGGGGTGGTTTGGGTTGCAAAAGATGGCTGATGACCAATGATGCAACAAATAAGGCGACTTGTACCCACATTATTTTATACTC